GTTACGAGCAACAGAAATCGCTCTACCGCTATCTAAGATACCCATACCATAGCGCTCCATCAATTTAATTTTTTGAATATCACGCATTGGATTATCAAACTGCTCTGTTGTAAGAGGAGTTTTCTCTAGTAAGATACCTACATTTTCTCGGTCTAATACATACATATCAAATTTCTGCTCAGCATGATTAAACGGAACAAATGGAGAGAATGTTAAATCAATAGCAAACGGAAGACGTCCTTGTACTTGATCAGGAGTAATACTTAAGTTTGTTACTTTAGATCCTCCTAATGCTGCATGACTTAATGAATCAATAATATCGTTCTTGAAGAACATTGACCAAGCAAATGGATGCATCATAATATCAGTTGGGTTATATCCATTTGCCATAACACCAATAAACATATCAATTAAGTCTTCAGTAGACATTGTATTGTTCATATTGCCTTCGTAGTCAAGACCTGTTGTACCTGCTTTATTATTCTTCTCACGCATATCGTTATCGAAAACTAAGTTACCGTGGTTAGAGAATTGAGTAAATGCGTTCTCTTCTTTAAGACGTGCCATTGCTTCCCCTGCTTTACGAACAAGGATACCAATAACGTCCCATTGAGATTCATTAATCATTTCATCAGATACTGAGACTGATAAACCATATTTCTTAGCAACTACTTCTTGAGATTTGTGTAGTTGGAAGTCTACAGTTTCTTCTGGGTAACTTTGAGTTTCCCCAATTTCATGAGCTCTCATAGCACCCATAGATGGAATAATAACTGAACGACCATCAGTTAAACGAACTTTTTTAAGTAAGTTAGATCCTACATAAGAAGGTTCAGCTGCCTCACGCATCATTCCTGTTAATACTTTAGGCATTAAGATGTTAGCATCTTGAGTTGTTAATGCTTCTTTTACACTCACAAGTTCACTTTTAGGAATTTCTTGTAAGTCTTCGGATAAATCAACTTGTCGCTTCATACGTTTTAGAAGATCAGCTGATTTTTCATTTAATTCTACCATATTCTTTCCTCCTAATATTCCTTATTATTTTTGTAGTAGAATGCGTACAGCACCTACTGATCCTTTAAAGTCCCATCCTGTTGGCACACCTGGAATTTGACCAGTTGCCTTGAATGAAGCTGTAATTTTTTGTGGAGTATCTGTCTCATTAGTAGTTACATCTAAAACAATCGCTCCGTTTTTGTAGTCAACATAAACTGGATCAACTATAACTCCGCCTACTTTAACTTCTAGTGATCCTTCTACAATTGGTTTTTGCTCAACACGTAAGTCGTAGCGGCCACCTTGTCCAGGGTTCACTTGATCAAGTAAAATATCTTCAAAAGGTACTTCAATGTTAGATCCATTTGTCAGACCTGGAATACCTTGTGGGTAATATTTATTTGATTTGGCATCAAAGTTTGTATATGTTTTTTCATATGGATATCCTGGGAATTCTCCATCTCCAGCACCAATATCTTGAGCTCTAAAACCATTTGGATTATCATCTTCAGCACGTTGCTCATCAGACCATCCAACCCATTTTAACCAACCTTGTGGTGGTAGGTTTGTTTCTACAGCCCATACTTGACCGAGGATTTGTTCATTAAGACGAGCGTTCTCTGCTTCCGCTTCTGCAATAGCAGCTGTTGCTTTAGCTAAATCCTCTACAGTAACAGCTGCTTCAGCATCTTTCTTAGCTTGCTCTAAGTCTTCTTTGATCTTAGAGAAGTCTGCTTTAACTAATCGACCATTTTCATCTGAGATAACAAAGTCTCCTGCTGAAACTGGACGAGAAGGATTTTCATCATAGAAGCTTCCCCATTCAATCTCTTCAGCATCTTCCTTATTAGGAATATATGGCAATTCAACATAGATTTCATTTTCTACAGTTGGTTGCATACGATTGAATCCATCAAGGATTTCTTCATATAAGTTTGCATAAGCTAAACCAATCGAAATGTTAGCAGCACGAGTATGCTCTTCACCGTTTCTACCAATTTCTGTAACATCTTTACCGCCGTTTGCTAAAGTAATAACAGGACGGTAAACACCACCATCAAGGTCAAATGCTGTACCTTTTTTGAACTCTTTACCATCATCTTTAGATGGTGCTACTGCACGACCTTTTGGAATAACTACCCATCCATCTCCACCAAAGTGGTACTGGAATAAACGCTTCAATCGTGAATCAATTAAGAATTTCTCGGCTGGTGCGTCATGATCAGAATGCTTTAATTTTGTATTAGTACGTGTATATCGCTCTTTAGTTCCTTCAATAGTTTCCATACCTCGGAATAAAGCCATATCAATCACTCCTTGAATTTATATTTTATTTACCAAACATACCCATAAACGTTGATACACCTTCAGATAAAGTCATCTTACTGTCTTTACCTTTAGATTCTTCTTCGTTTATTGCTAGTCCTGGATTTGTAACGCTATTTGCTTCAGGCTTAAGTGCTGACTCTTCAATTTGAAGATCTTTCAATGTATCTTGAAGAGACTCTTGAGAACGTGCTGAATGTTCTTTAATAGCCTCAGCTTTATCCTTTGAAACAACATCTGACTTGCGAAGTTTTTGTTTTAGATCAACTACTTTTTCAGCAAGAATCTTATGATGCTCTGCTGCATACTTTGCATTTTCAGAAGTAAGACGAGTGATTTCTTGATCTTGCTCACTCAATTTAGCTTCTAATGATGCTTTCTCAACCACTAGCTTAGCAAGAGCCTCTTCCATAACACTTGATGTCTCTGCTGTGCCTTCATTTAACTCTTTGGTAACATCTTTAGAGTTTTCTTCTTTTGTCTCTTTTGATTCTTCTAGGTTTTCTGTTTCTTCATTTGCCATTGGATCTTTAACCTCCTCTGATAATAATGTAGTAACCATCTGCTTAAATTCATCATTCAATCCTTCATACAGGTTGAGTTCTGGTTCTGAAGCAGACTGGCAAAGACCTTCAGCCATTTGATAAACCTTCACATTAGAGGTTTGAATACTTTCAGTTTGATCACCATCAACAACTTGAACACTTACGTTCCCTGCATTTACGTCAGATGGTGTATTCACATAACTTACTTCTCTACCATTAGTTGTCCCAATAATAAAATGACATTCCTGCTCATCATATTTTCTACCTGGATAATGTTCACACCAATCTTCAGTACGATCAGTCCCACAGATATTACAAGTAACTTTATCTGTAGATGCACCAATAGAAACAGTGTGATATCTACCATCTAATACTTTCTCAATTGCTTGAGGATCTGTGATTTCAACAGTAAATTCTAGACCACTTTTTCCTGAAATCATTTGATTAGAATAGTTAGCTTCTAAAATTCTTCCGATAGCTTCTCCATTATAAGAGTTATGATGAGTTAGAACAGGCTTATTGTAAGGTTGAGTCCAAGTTTTAAGACCATTCTTTAACCCTTCTTCTGTATAAAATGTCTTATTAGCTGTCTTACCAACATGAATAGCTTCCATTTTTACAATAAGTTTACGCTTACCTTTACCTTTAGCAGACTCATTAAGAGCCTCTACGCTTTCGGGTTTGATATTAGATTTAACTTCTACATTTTCTGTAAGTTGTTTTGGAACCAATTGTTTGTTTTCATGTTCAGAAATATTGTACTCCAAACGATTTCACCTCCTTAATATTTCGCATTCGCAATTGTAATGCCATGGTGGAATGCGATAGAAAAGCAATTGTTCATCTACTTCAGATTTAATTTTAAGAGAAATAGATTCTTTACTTTTTTCTTTACATTCATTGCAATCTGATTCAGGTTGAACCATAATCTTATCTTCACCAGCATCAATATATGCTAATACTTTTCCGTAGTTATATGCTCGATAGAGTGTACTACGGGCATTAGCTTTTACTTTATACTGATTAGATTCAAATAAAAATCTACATGTAAGCGATAGGTCATCTAGACTCTCTGCATTTTCTACATCCATCTTAAAAGCATTAGAAATATCATTAAGAAGCTTCTCATTCATATCAGATATTTCTTTCTCTAAAACATAAATATTGTTTAGTTTACGCTCAGAGAATACTCTACCTAGATCTTCTTTAGCATATTGATACCCTTTAGCCAATACCTTGTTGGATACCATTTGCATCTCTTTTTTAAGATGATCTAGCTCAATCAGTCTAGGCTTTATGTCTAATGCAGCACTTTTAAAGTCGCCTGTGTGACGCTCCTTATATCTCTCTATCTCTGACAACATATATATCTTAGCTCTTGAGTAGATACTTTCAAGCGTACCTGTTAGCGATTCAATCTCTTGATTTAATACTGATTCTTGATTGATATTTTCTGATTCATTAATTTGTTCTGTTTTTCTTTTCGGAGAATCTAATTTGCCGTGCTGATTCTCTGGCTGATTCTTATTTTCAGTCTCTGCTTCAGCTGACTTACTGGCCTGTCCAATCATATTAAAGTGAAGTCTATTTTCATCAGCAGTTGTTTCTTCTCCAATATTCTGTCTTGTTTCTTCCCAAGTCTGAATATTACTATTAAACTTATGGATCTCATGGTTATCAAATGCGATCTTACGTTCAAGCTCAATTTCATTAAATATAAAATCAACATCAAAGTCTGGATTGACAA